TTTAAGAAAAATAAATGATTTTAAATGGCTTAATGATAAATTTAAAAATACATTTGATCCTGATATTACTGAATATGACATAGACTTTTTAGATGAATCAGAAGAAGATTTATTGATAAAATTCAATCCTGTGGCTAAGTCGATATTTACACAAATAGAAAAGAAACTTGGAAATAATTACAAATATTCTGCTGGTAGTGTAAAAATGATTATAGACAATGTAGGAGAAATATATTTTGATTCCAAAGGTGTCAAAATTAGTAAAGCATATGCAGATGCAGAAATAATTGTTGATTTAAAGACTGCACTCAAAGCCCTTGCAGGTGAAGTTGATACGTTAGAACTTTATAAAGCAGGTGACTTAATAGTTGAAGGCGATGTAGAGTTAGCTCAAGACTTTTTTGCTGATTTGAGAAAGAAAATTGAAGCTGGGGTACAAACAGGTATTTCGTTATATATTATTGAACTTAATGAATTCCTTAATGAAACAGCACATTTGAATCTGTCATTAGAAATAGAAGATGTTGGAAATATATCTATTAATGGCACTGGTATAAAAGAATCAGCAGAGACATTAGAAACTAATATTAAACTAGTAGAAGATGATTGGAAACAATTACTAGCTGGTGAATTAACAATTATAGAACTTATTCAAGAACAAATGGCTTCTTACACTGGTGATATATTACAAGTAATCGAACTTAATCAATTATTTCATTATCGAGAAACACATCGATAAGTTTTATTGTAGTTTCTAATTTTGTTGCATTTGTCTTTTTACGCAAAGTATTAGCAAGTCCGTTATGTAATGGCTTTGGCCATTTACCAAAACTAACCCAAGCATAGCCATCGTGTTCTCCGTTTAATGCAGGTATGAATTCATTTTTTACAACACAAAGGTAAGTATGAAAATAAAAATGTTGATCGTTTGATATAAAACTTTCTAAAGGCACAATTTTTTTAATATTTTGTACTTCGCCTATTTCTTCTTTTATTTCTCGTTGCAAAGCTTCCCAAGGAGATTCAGTGCTTTCGTTGGTACCCCCAACAAGTCCCCATTGGTTTTTTGTTTTACCTTGTGTTCTATGTAATAATAAAAAACGTTTAGTGCTTAAAGAATAGAATAATGCACCACTACAAATAATTTGGTTCATATAGTAATTATCTTAGATAATTAAATCCCAGGCGCCACTTGGATATAATCCGTCAACAGCAAATTGCCAATAGAATCCGTTATAATAAAATTGTTGACTAGTATTGAGATTTGTAATATAAACACTATCAGTGGCTTCGCTTGCATCAAATATTATATTCCATTGTGATCCATCCCACTCTACAATGTCGTGTGTATCAGCAATGAAATCTCTGCCTCCTGTGCTTTTCCACGCATCAGCACCATCTTCATTTATATACAATACATAACGTAATTCTTCACCTGGATTAGGAGCATCTGCTAATCTTATTACAAGCGATCCGTCAATTGTTTCTTGCGTAGCTGCATCAGTCACTCTAACGTTTTCAACAAATACATCAAAGTCATAAACTACATCTGCATCAACTTCTGTTTCTATTCTTGTTGTGCTACCTACAATAGTTTGTATTCTTTCTATAGCACCACCAATTGGTTGTAACATTAGTAAACGTATTCCTGGTGCTTTTACTATATTAGGATTGAAATCTCTTGGATTAATAATATAATCTATGGTTCCTCTATTTTGATATCCATTTATTATTGTATCATTAGGCACTGTATCAATATCAAATGTTAATGCTATTTCTTGCGTATTATTGCCGTTAATTGCAAATGTTGCAACTATAGGAGTAAGTAGTTCTCCTCTCTTCAAACGTATTTGACTTATACCTGGTTGATACTTAGCCGGCGCTTCTGCTTCTATAACATTAAACCAGTTTATATCTCCTATACGTGCAGCATTTCTACCTAGTCTTGCAATATTGCCTTCTACAATAATATCAAAATTTCTATAACTTGCTGTGTTAACTTGTGAAAGATTTACGTTTCCGTCCGGCGAAGTTTTAATAACTGTTGCACGAGTATCTTCCGGTTTGATTGGTGGATAAGTTATTTGCCCATTTTCATCAACTACTGCTGCTGGAGGTGAAGCAGGATCTTTTGTTATAACAGAACCGTCAGGCATTACAACTGTACCTGTTGCTGCTTTTGTAGTGTCACTTGTATCTGGATTGAAGCCTTCTAGTTCAATTGTTCCAGAATCAAAGTTCAACACACTGTTGATAATTTCTGTAATGACACCAAGTTTCTTGACTTTTGTTGGCGGTGAAATATATATAGGAGCAATAAAACTCAATGTTGCTACATCAATTTCTGATTCAGTTCCTGTAGGAATACTTCTGCTGCTAAAATTAATATTTTCAAGTTGTAACACAGTTAAACTTGTCCAGTCAACATAATTATCGTTTGTTTGAAATTCTAAATCTGGATTGAACATCATAAAAATTTGTTCTAGTATTTGTAATTTTTGCTCTGTATTTGTACTCCAAATATCTACATTTACACTCAACGTGTATGGAGTTGGATGTAGTCTTTCTACAGTATATCCTGTGCCTTGTGTATTTTTGTATTCGTTAGCACTCTCGTCAAATTCTCTTTCTTTAACATTTATTTTACTTACGAAACTACTGTCACTTAGTCTTGCTCTATCCATTTGCATACTTGTCACATATACACTCATACGTGGAGCACTAGGCATTTTGTTTTCACTGTTTTCTTTGATTATGTTTGCAACTTGTCGTGTCAAATCGCCATACATTACTGGTACTTGGCGTAAATCTCCGTCACCATCTTTGTAACTAAAATTACTGAAAGCTCTAATAATTTGTGTTAGATATCTACGTATCTGCCCATCGTAAAAATATTGCATCAGTTATCTGCCTTTGGTCTCAACGCTTTGCTTAATGATTGTCTTTCAACTACTTCTTCGCCAGCAATGTTATTTACAGTAGTGTTGTTTACAAATGTTCCTTTTAGAGTATTACGCTGTAAATTAGGTGTAAGCGTAGTACGTACTTTATCTTCTACTTTACGCCAGCTGTTACCGTCATATCTAAATAAACGGTTAGGAACAAAATCTGTTCTTAAAAAATAATCACCTAGAGCTGAATCTGCTGGAAAGCCTGGGCCGCTGCCTAGTGGAGCACCATTTGGTGGCAATCCGTCACCTACTAAGTATCCAGGATATCCTGACCTTGGCGGCATTTCCATAATCTGTGAAACGTCTACTTCTTGATCTACTAGATATGTTTCATCGACTGTTACTAAATTTACTTCACCATTATCTAATACACTTATAGTATAAAAATGGCTTGTATCATATCCTGATGCTGGAGTGTTCTCTTCTGCTTGTGCAATAACAGCATTGTTGATTTGCATTTCTTTTTCATATGTTGACATTAATTCACGCAGCGTAGTGTTTGGATTTTCTTCATCACCTGCTGGTAAATCTAGTATGTCTTTATATTCTTGACTATCATAAATTTGTTTTAGTTTTAATCTATACAAATGTGGATACCAAGTTTGTGAAAAACCTTCTGCTGCACGGTTTACATCTTCGACTACATAAAAACGTTTTAGTGCAACACTAATATCGTTCAATGCATATTCATCATTTAGATGTGGAAGTTCAATTACATCTCCTGAAATAATTTTTCTTCCTAGTGTTTTTACGCTGTTATTAAGATGAATAGTCATAAACAAAGTATCATTGCTTAGGAATAAGCCAAACTGACTTAGATCAAAATCCTGATCCTGTACGTTATAATGTCCACGTAGTGTGTAAATATCCTCATCATATTTTCTATCTCTGTTTTCTAAAAACAAAAGATCTTGTATATTTGTAACATCTTGTTCAGCATATTGCGGCTGTTCTTTTGTAATACCTTCACCTGTAGGATTTTTTGTACCAATATATTTGTGTATAAAAAGATCAGTACCACCTACAGTAAATTGTTCATAGATAATTTTGTCTAAAAAATCATAATCGTGGCTTTTTTCTGGTCTGTATAAACTTAAACGTGGCATAGTTATATTTATGCATAAATACTGTACGGAGAACTTCAATGGCAGATAGCAATTTAGTAACACAAAAACAACAAGTATTTGATTATGTCAACGCAATGTTAGGCGGAGGTATGATTGATGTTGAGCTAGATCCAATGCATTACGAAACTGCATTAACAAAAGCGTTTACAAAATACAGACAACGTAGTGAAAACGCAGTTGAAGAAAGCTACATTACAATTAAATTAGAAGAAAATGTAAACACTTATACTTTACCACAAGAAGTTATTGAGGTAAGAAAAATATTTAGACGTAGTATAGGTAGTAGATTAGGTGGTAGTGCAGATGGAGGCAGTTTATTTGAACCATTTAACCTAGCATACACAAACA